GATTGCATCGTACTGGTACTTGCGAGGTGGGAAAGGCATCTTCCACATCGCCTGTGATGCTACCAAGTGTTGGTGGTCGACTTTGTTCCTTGCTGTTGGTAGACCATAGTCGCTATCTTCCATCTGGATGTGATAGTGTCGGTCAGCAGCAAACTTGCAGAGTTTGGTATAGAGTCCAACGTTCAGTTCAGCAGTGATAGAATTAAACAAACGAATTTTTCCATCCCAAAAACCTTTCTTATAGGTCGGCATAAACTTGGCACCTGGAACCATGAATGCAAAGTATTCGTTCAACTCTGCGCGAATTCCTGGTTCGCATTGAACAACCATGTTGGCGTGATTGAGAAGTCTAACTGTAAGTGTTGCCATTACAAATGCCTATAGAGGAATGTCTCCTGCTATTTAGGCACCTGCTTCGAACTGTTTCCAGCGAATTGCGTTGGCAATACCTTGGTGCCTCCATTTTAATGAGTCGATAATTTCCTTCAGTGCTTCAACCATCGCCTTGTAGTACACAACAGTTGCTTCGCTTTTTTGTATCTCTGGGTCACTGTCATAATAGTACGACAAGTCACCCTTCATGATCTTCAGACCATTGAATGGGTCAGGTTCCCAACCAAGATCAACAATCTCATCTTGGGACATCTTGCCATTGTACCACAGGAACTTATTCTTGAGGAGGGTTTGTTGCTTATCTTCTGCACGTTTCATCAGAAGTTTTGCTTGTATATAATAACCAAGGTATTGTCCGTGTAACTTGGGAGTCTCACGTGATGCCACATCTAGGTTATGTCCGATCTCACAGTCCGTTGCCCATTGGGCGAGGATACCATCTAAATCCATATATTATTCAACTATCTCAAAGTAGGAAAATCTAAAAGAGGCAGGGAATGTTACAAATTCCACTGACTGGTTGGTTGATTCAAAACGTATGTCGCCAATAGAAACTGGCAGAGCATCAATGTATTTGAATTTTATGCTGGTGTTGTTGTGACTCGTAAGAGCAACAACGGTTATATCCGAGTAACTCGGTTGGGTGGAAGTCTGACCACCAAAGTTATCACGCTTTGTGATCATGTCACTGTTCACGCTGCGTAACATCCAGTTGTACATCTCTGTGTACGAACTCATATTCTCGTCAAGGAGTACGTCCATGGTAAGTTCACCGAACTCCATCTGACCTCCAGGAAGTGGTACGCTCTGTATGCGCTTCACTGCTGTCTCCATCGCAGGGCATGACGCTCCTGGATGTGTAACTGCCTGTACAAAGAATTCCAAGTTGCCAAAGTTCTTGCGATCTATGATTACTTTAAATCCCGTTGGTTGAAATAAATTTGTGCCGCCTGTAGTTCCGCTCATTTGTCTTCCTCGACTTAACTCTCTCTATTGTACTTATTTAGGATGAAATGTCAACACGAACTTTCGAGACCTGTATTTTATGGGGCGAAAATTGCGACGCCCTTTTACTTTTCACCTTTGTGGAGGTTTTGACCCCTTGATTTGCAGACATAAAAAAACCCGCACCTAAATGCGGGTCATAAACCTATTATAGTTATTTTCGGTTTTGGTCCCAAGGTAGGGAAGGTTTGGGCATCCGAAGATACCCAGATCTTTCTACCGTACTACCAGTTCAGAATGAACCAGATAGATCTGCGATTATACAGATACCATCAGATTGTCCACCCTAAAGATACGGTAATATTGGTTGGTCTTAGCAGTTGCAAGAGCGTTGTTCGCAGGTGTAGCACCAACGAAAGGATTAGACGCCATACCATAACGGGTTTTGAATCCGATTCTAGGTTGGAAGTCATTCTCGCCAACAGCGCGAACCATTTGCAGAGGAACGTATGGGCAGTAGAAGATACCTGCGTCATAAGCGTTAGTTCCTTTGTAACCAACAGTGACGTAGTCGCTGACGGCATATGGATCGATGTATACACGCAGACGACCGTTAATAACACCAGCAAAGGTGTTGCCAGTATCATCTACTTGCAGGTTAGCAGCGATTGCAGGAGCGTAGTCCAGCATGCCAGAAGCAACAAGAGCAGTAGCAACGTCAGAAGAGACGATAGCAACGTTTCCTTTACCACGACGAGTTTCTTTCGCGATAACGTTTGCTTCACGGTCAAGTTGTACCAACAGACCTTTGAACTTCTCAGCAGACCAACGTCCGTCAGCATCAGTGCTGAGGTCGAAGATACCGTTTACAGCAGTGTTAGCAGTGCTAGCACCAGTTTTTGCTTGACTGTTTACAGTACGGATAACTTCACGGTTGATTTCAGCGAGGATCTCAACAGAAAGGATGTTAGCAAGTTCTGCTTCAGCGTCAAGACCGTGGATTGCTTTCAGGTCTTGTGCAAGTTCAATGGTGTACTCTGCTTTCAGGGCACGTGACTTTGCTTCAACTGCTGCTTTCTCAATGGTGAATCCCATTTCAGCGAAATCAGTTCCAGTGTTACCCAATGCTTCAGCAGCAGCAGTAGTGTAACCGCCACCTACAATTGGACCAGTTCGCTCATCGTCGAGACCGTTGCCTGTTGCTGTAGCGTCAGTAAGACCATTAAGACCAGAAGGTTCGCCAGTTTGTGTTATAGAAGAGTCGCCAGAGAAAGGAGTCAATGCCTCACCGAACAATGCTTCATTACCGTCTGTTGCTCCACCTTTAGTTTTCTTGTACTTGCTCTTCATAGCGAAGATCAAACCAGTTGGACCAGTCATTGGTTGAACACCACAGATGTCATATGCCATCAGGTTAGGCATGGCACGACGAACGAGTGAAATCAGTACTGGATTCCAGTTAGCGACGTTTGCGCCAGTAGCGTTTGCAGCAGTTTCAGTCATAAACTGAGACTGACTACCTTCAGCAATCATTGCACGTTCTTGGTTTTCAAGAATGGCAGCAGTTACATTGCGACGGTGACGGTCTGTGATGTTGCCAGCAGACTCTTCGTTTAATACTGGTGCCCATTTGGCGACCAGTGATTCGTAGTTAATTTCCATTTAAAATACTCCTTGAGAGTGTTATGGGTTTGTTACTTTTGGGTTGTGCTTCGTATTGCCTTCACGTATGAGGACATAGATGGAGCAACTTCTTCAGTCAATGCAACAGCATCATCTTCAGTGATTACTTCTTCTGTGACTTCAACGCTTTTGGCGAAGAAAGATTCTTTGACCGTGGCAACTTTAGATGCGAATGTTTCAGCATCTTCGAAGTCTACACTTTCAACTAACTTTTCAAACTTTTCTGCTTGAGTGTCTGCAAGATCAGCAATTGCTTCAGAGACGATTGCGCCTCGAGTCAATACTTCAACATGCTCGCTCAGTGCGATTGCGTCTTCAGTAGTTCTGTTGAGTGCCTCTTCGAGTTCCTCAACTTGATCTGCCAAATCATCAACCAGGTCTACCTTTGAGTCAGGCACTTCAATGTAAGACTCAACGAACAATCCTTTCAGATTCTCCATGAAGTTCTCAGCGATTTCAGCACGCAGACCATTTTGAATAGCAACTTCGTTCTCTGCCATCCAGTTCTCAACTACATAGTTCAGGTAGGAATCTACTTTCTCGACCAACTCAGAGTTCTGCGTGGCAGTCTCTTCAGCGAGTTTGTCTTCGTAAGCATCTTCAATTCGCTCAACTTCTTCAGCGAGTTTTGATTTCAATGCTGCTTCAAAGATGACAGCGGTCTTAACTTTAAACTCTTCGGAAAGAGTTGCTTCAGACTCGACCAACGCAGTCAATTCATCAGAGTAGTCTTCAGCAGATTCTTCTGCAACAAAGTCTTCTTCAGAAAAGTCAACGTCTTCGCCCATAACAGAACTATATGAGGCAGCAAGATCTTGCTTCTTCATACCGCTCAATTTGCTATACATGGCGTTGATCATAGCACCTTTAGTTTTTGGCATTGGATCGCTGTTCTTCTTGTCACCCTTACGTGCTGGTGCGCTAGAAGTAGCATCAGTTGTTTTGTCTACCGACGCAACAGACTGCTGTTCAGCGTTCTTCATGTCATGTACTGCTTCTATAACTTCGTCTTGAAGTTCTATATTGTTTTCTTCATCCATAATGGACTCCTTTTATAAGGTTTCTTTTAGGGAGGAGAGGAAATTTTTGAACTCACGAGTTTGCTCAGCATACGAATATACTTTGCTAGAAGGAGTAATGATTTCAGTCTCTTGTTCTTCACATATTTCCTGCGCGACCAAGATTCCTTTGTTCCATACCCAATCCACACCTTCCATGATTCCGTTTACGAAAGCACCAGGAGCGGATGGATCCTGTACAATATCAATTGTACTTAAAACAAAGTCTTCTCCGACATACGAGGCACCGCCACGTTGCACAAGACTACCCATACCACGAGTTGAGACACCAAGGTTGACCCCACCAGAAAGTAAACCTTTTACGATTTTACCCATGGGAGTATCTAATATTGATGCCTTTCCGATCACGTCATTGCCTTCAAAATGAAGGTCAGTGATGAGATGCGAAACTTTGTCGAGGTTGACTGTTGGACCTTCTGGATGGTTCAACTCGCCAACTGCTCGGTTCTTTGAAACTTGCTCTTCAACATACTTATCTACAGCAGACTGCATAGTCTTCTTCGGGTAGATTCTACCGTTCCGATTCTTTTGCTCTGCCTGTGCAAATACACCTTCGATGGTGAAAGACTTTTCGCCTTTCTCGTTTTTCTCGACGATGCATTGAACATTTTGTTCGTTGAATTCAGCGATCAGTTTCATTAAAATAATTCCTTGATTGCGGTCTCGATTGATTTTACAGCGTCCTTTTCAGAACGGAAGGTGTCGAGATGGTCACCGTCTATGTATGCTTCAAACCCCTTGGTGGTCTTGTATACAGCGCACTTCACTTTCTTGTGCTTCTTATTGTATACAAGGTCGCCCTTTGGTGCTTTACTACGAATTTCTGAAAAGTATTTCATACTGTTTATTTATACTAATTTTATTCTTCGTCGTCATCATCAGACAAAATATCTTCTATGTCTGTTTCTGCTTCGTCTTCGTCATAAAGACCAAGATCATCTTCTGGTTCTTCATGCTCATCATCACCACCCAGATCGATATCTAAGAAATCTTCTGGTTCTGCGTCTGCTAATAGAGCGTCAACTTCTGCTTCTACTTCAGGGTCCAAATCTTCGTCATCTTCTTCAACGTCGGATTCGTCGTCAACGTCGGAATCAATTTCTTCTTCCTCAGTTTCTTCTTCCTGACCGTTGTACACAATATTGGCAATGCGTACTTTTTCTTGAGCAAGAGCGTCATCGATCTTACCTGCCATCAGGTCAGCAAATATCTTACCCGAGTCCAGAGTTTCGTTGCCTTTGATTGAGTGCAACAGGTCGTCTATGCTTGGTGTAATAACTTCCACGTCCATTGTATCGTCTTCCATAATATTCTCCAGTTTTATACGTTACAGTTTATATAGGGTGTTTCTTATTCGCCTTCTTCTTGCTCGGCATCAGGGTCAATCTCACCAGAAGCAATCTCCGCTTTCATTTGCTTGGACATTGCTTCTGCTTCTTCTTTGGTGAACCTGAATATGTTTGTCATTACCCAATCTTTGCTCAGGTACTCGCCAACATACTGTGCTGCTTGGTCGACCAATTGAAGTCTTTGTGTCATCACTTCAGCGTCTTTCAACTCAGTGTAGTGATTGTCTTTGTAGAACTCTACACGAACACGGTTGTGGAATACTTCTTTCCAATCAGAGTCTGTTATAACACCCTTCAGTATCAACTGCTGGCGCAGGATATGGGTGAACAACTTGGCAAACCGTTGGCGTAGTCGAGTGATAAACTTCTGGAACTTGATTTCTTCTCGGTTGATCTCTGTAGCACGACCGAGGGAGTATGCTGACTCTTGCTCAAGGCGAGATACAGGCACGTTCAATGATTGATATACTTTGCGCTGGAAGTATTTGACGTCATCAATCTCGCCAAGGTTACTACCACCTGGAAGTGTAGTCACTTCAGTACCACGACCACCTTCACGACGAGGCAACCAGAAGTCATCCAGCATAGACATATGCTTGCGGGAGTCTTTCAGTTCACCAGTGCTTTGGTCGTATACAAGTTTGTTGCGGTATCGTGTCATCAGAGAGTTGACATACTCTTCTGATTTACCCTTCGGCATGTTACCAGTATCAACGTAGAAGATTCGACGTTCTGGTGCACGTGCTAAACGATAGATGATCAGGGAGTCTTCCATCATGCGCAGTTGATTGATAGGGCGCATTGCTTTGTGTATGTGGGAGATGACTCGTGACTTTGTATCGTCAAGCAGACCAGAGGTCACATAACTAACAGAGTCATTGCTCAGACGAACAGCAGTGTCCTTATAATCAGTTGCGTGAGAAGAAATGCCTTTCTTTGCAGTGCCGTTCTTCTCGTTGTAGATGTAGTATTCTTCTACCTTGTCAACAACGCCAACGCCAGTCACAGGGTCTTTCTTCTTTACAACTTGCTTGACCTTGCGCACTTTCATTGCGTCGATGTAACGTATCTCTTGGATACCTTCTTTGAGTTTATTCTTGTCGACGAGGAGGTGGTGGTACAAACGACCATCAACATACCAAGAGCGGAATATGTCGTGTGCTCTTTCGTTGAATGTAAGGAGGTTCAGTACGTGTTGGAATTCTTCGTGGACACTTTTCTTGATCTTATCAGAAATGTCAACAGAGTCGAGGTTTATCTCAACAACATTCTCGTCGTCTGGTATAACAATCGCTTCGTTGACAATCTCTTCAATTGCCATGTCTACTTCTGGGTGTCCAGCGTTTGCTCGATACTTTCGAATCTGGTCTGCTTGATCTTTGAATTGGAGGTCTGCATATATATCCATATGCGTACCGTAATGATTTGACGGTGCGGTCACATAACCTGTGCCATCGTCATCTGTAGGTGCAACAACAGATGCAGCAGGGATCGGATCAACTGCCTGCTTGTCTTTCTTGTTTCGGTTTATTTCGAAACCGAACAATTTGAAATTGTTCTCTGCCATTTTGTTTTCCTGTTTGGTAATACAATAATATAATAAAAAGCAGGAGGAGTTTCCCCCTCCTGCTTATACTTAGGACGACTCGCCAACCTTAGTTGGTGTTGTCGTTTGTCCAGTAGTCGTACTCGACTGTAACAGTGAACTGCTCGATCTCACCTGCTTGCGCATAGTCGAGGTCAATAGCAGATACGTTAGTTGGGAAACAGTTCTTCAAGAAGTAAGTCTTGACGCTGCGTCCTGTTTGGTCGAGTTGTAACACTTCCATGTTAGAAGCATAAGTACCGAAACCAGAATTGTTTGACTGTACGCCAACGTTGCCAGAATGGGTATTCATACCATCCATCCATTGCTCGAAAGCATCACGGACTGCGAACCCTGTATCGTTATAGACAGTGAGTGTCCACGGTTCAAAAGTACGGTCGCCCGCAACTTTGACGATACGTCCACGGAATGGAACTTCAATAGGTGCTATGTTCGATGCAGGCAGTGATGCCGAACGACACATAAAGTTAGTCAGTTCCTTGTTACCGCCAGTGTATCCTGGAAAGTTAACATTGACTTCGAACATGTTGGAGCGAGCACCGCCACCAGTCAACTTGCCCTTAAAGTCATCTACTCGTAAAATTGCCATCTTTGTTTCTCCTTTGAATGACTATTAAGAAAGCGTACCAACAACTTCTTCAAAGTCAAGTCCAGCGCGAGTAGCGATGAAGTTGAGAGTGATGAAGTTAATTGCATATGCAGGTTTGATGAATACAGAAGCGACCAATTCGTTGCGCGCACGCACTTCATCAGTATTGTTTCTGCTGTCGCACTGGACGAAGAAGTCTTCGATACCACGTCGCGCTTGAATTTCACGCAGTAGTGGTTCGACGATCGCTACGAATTCAGATCGGGTAAATTCATCGTTGAACTCGAACATAAAGTTACGAGCAGCGAGTGCGACAGATTTCTCGACCGCGAGGAACAAACGACGAACATTGATGCGATCAAACGCACTTGGTCGTGATTGTTTAGTCTTGTCACCGAACAACAGTATACCGCGACCGCTGAATTGTACGATTGGGTTTACACCAACTTTGTACAGTTCATCACGTTCTGCTTTGCTAGGAGAATGTGCAAGTGATGATACACCGAAGTATTCACCGCGACGTTCGCCAGCAGGAGAGTACCATGGACCATAGTTTGCATCAGTAGCAGCAAGCAATCCAGCAGTAGTAGAACAAGCAGGTACATAGATGTACTTATCAGAATACTTATTGTAAACACGCAGATAGTTGTTATCAACAATCAGGTAGTTAGAAGCAGTAAACTGGTCAGTAGTTGCTATGGTAGAAACATTCGGAGTGTTGTTGGCAACAACAGCATCACGGTTAGGAGATGCCACAACGACACAGTCCTTACGAGTTACAGAAGCGATGCCAGCAAGATCATTTACAACAGTGACTTGATCTGCGGTGGTTGACATACCAGGAGCGATAAGGATCTGAACGTCTATTTCGTCTTTGTCTTCAAATGCATCGAATCCAAGAATATAGTCGCCAGCGTCCAGTGCTGAGTGATCAGAACCACCAGAGAAAGAAGCATAAGCAGAGTCGTTAGACCAAGAGCATCCATCAGCATAGTTCACGATAGCGGATCCATCATTTGCTCCCCAATTATCACCACCAACCATGTTAGCGGCATCAGAGTATGCACCCATCCAAACAAAGTTTGAAGAATTATTCAGTACGCTCTTGATGTGGTTGTCTCCGCCATCAATGGTCCTTGCTCCTGGAGCAAGAGAGACATATGGAAATACTTCTAATACAGTGTTCTTTGTACCAGAGATGATTCCACCTTTGTCGATGATAGCAACGTGCACTTCGTCGTTTATGAGTGCTTGCGCTTGTCCTTCTGCCCAACCTGAAGTTCCAGGAATTCCGTCGAACTTTTCTTGCCACTGCCAGTCGCCAAAGTTGGTTTTAGTCGTGGCATTATCGGACGTGTCGCCGGATGCGATTGCGAATATTGAGATAGCGAGAGAGTTACCGATGGCACCAGGATACTTTGCAGTAAACATTTCTGTGTGGGTGCCTATTTGTTCCCAGACTTTCTCGTTTGATATCAGGACTGGTTGATTACGCAGAGTTGCATTGTATGCACTGTCAGCAGCAACCCCTTGGGATACTTGTCGGTTTACGATAAGGTTGCCAGAGTAACGCAGATACTGAGCAGCAGAGAAGTAGTCAACAGCAGTTGCATCATCGGGTGTACCGAACATGCTTGCAAGTTGTGCTTCGTCAGAGACTCGAGTAGGTACATTGACTGGACCCCATTTAAATTGCCCCACCATACCGCTCAAAGAAGTTTCGACATTTGGCGATACGCCAGTTAAGTCGATTTCTTTAATAACGATTGCTGGAGACACTGAAGGTGTTGTAAGTGCCATTTTGATTTCCTCGTTTCGATCGAAAAATTATATGTATCATTATAAGAATGACACTCGCCATCGAGCGTTCACATGCTCTTATTTATACCGATTGCAATCTACGCTTACCAGTGGTGAATTGCGTTGGCAATTATGAATAGGCATGTGGCAAAGTTGACAACAACAATGATTGTTCGGATGACCGCAACCTTGTCTGCGTCTGAGTCTGTGTTGCCAGTCTTCTCACCGACTGCCTTTGCCCAGAGATTCCACATATGCTTACCAGTCATTGTCATCCTTATGCAACATGCTCCACGGATCCATCCTTTCTTCGTATGTGATCTCTTCAACAGCATTACTCTGGAAACCAAAAGGTGGGACGTCCTCTTCAATCTCTTGCATTCTCTGGTCGAACATCATCTTCTTTATATCGATGTCAGTCAACTCTTGGAACATTGTGGTTGATGTCAAGTATCCAAACAAAACAAGGTTCATAACCAAATCATCATGGTTACCAGAGGATGCTTCGTACGAGGCACCTTTGACTTCAAACGTAGAGATCTCTAGTATAGTGTTCTCGTCTACGATATCAAGTTTATTTGTCTCCATCAGGTCTTTAAATCCAGAACAACCCAAACGCTTCGTCCTTCTGGTCATCTCAACGCCAATGCCACTCGACTTTGTCATGGACTCCATGTGGATGTTTTCATATTCCATCTCATGATAGATGCCCTGACAAACCAAAGCACCTGCATCATTTGATTCAATTATAACATATGCCTGATTGTAGGAAGTTGCCCACTTATAGATAATATCTGGAAAGAGCAATGGAGAGATAAGATTGTTGCGATAGACAGCGACCTGCTTGAAAGGTCTGCTACTAATATCGATCACGTTGAACGTACTAAAATCCTGCCCCCTACCTTTCGCCACGTCGACACACATGACGTATTGAGAACCCTTGCGAGGTTCATCATATACCATTAAGTCTCCACCCTCGAGGATCCGTTTCGGTCTTGAGGTCTTCAGGTTCAACAGAGTTTCTGGATTGATCAGAGTATCGCCAGTTCCGAAGAACGTGTTTCCGAATTCCTGATCGAACTGTAGTTGTGAAGTGTTCGCGATAGTCTCTTGCTTCCATGCCTCGTCGCGTCCTGGAACGTCCCACCAGTCAACACGGAATGGTTTGAATTCATTCACACCCTGCACAGCACCTTCCCATATCTTATGGAACGGATTACCAATACCATTGGCAGTGGATGTCACGATGACCTTTGTGTTCTTACCAGAAGATACAACAGGGTATGTCGATGTGTAGAACTCTGCTGCCTTTTCAACGAACGCAAACTCGTCCATGAACAATAGGTTGACCGACTGACCACGAATGGACGAACCTGATGTGGCGGCAGCGAATACTTTCGAGTTGTTGCTGAACTCAATCGTGCCTTTGTTCAGAGTCTTACATCCAGGTTGTAGGAAGAACGGGAGGTTCTCGAGCATCAGGGTAACACGAGAGAGCATCTCTCTGGCAGTTGCCCCTTTGTTTGCTACCACAGCAATGTTCTTCTCTGGGTGAAAGAGAGCAAACCAGAGGATGTATCCAACAGATGAGATAGACTTACCTGATTGTCGGCATGCCAGTACGATAGAGAATCGATTGCTATTGAAGTGGTTGAACATTTCTTCTTGATACGGATATAGATCAAACGGCACAAGACCATCGTTGAGGTTGATTACTTTGAGGTGAGTGCGGGCAAAGTATGCAGGGTCTGCCATGCACTTGGCATACTCAGCAACCTTGTCTTGAGTCCAGTCTTCTTCAACACCATCTTTCTTGACATGGGGATTGCCAAGGTAACTGGTATCGCCTTTATTCTTCGTCGTGTCTACTATCTTCGATGGCATCATAATCTGCTTGACTCACTTCCTTCTCATTAATGTCTTTCAACATACGTTGCAGGTCTGTAGTAGAACCGATGAACACATTGGTGTCGCCAGCAGGTAGTGCTGCTTGCTTCGGTTTGTCTTCTTTCTCAATATTCTTTTTCTGTTGGTGCAGGTTCATCAACTGGCCAGAAACATCAGCAGTGTCCTTCATCAGTTTAGCAAGGACTTCATATGCGCGTGGGTGCTCAGACGCTTTGGCGACTTCAAGCATTTCTTCAACGCCATCTCTACCCTTACAGATCATATCATACAGGGTTTCGCGAGCAAACTCGTAGTCATTATCCTTGTCTTCTTTATCATCACTCATGACATCAACATTCCTTTAGTGTACAGAGTATATAGGGTTTCTACATCACAGGCGAATGCAATGGAAACGCTTGCCCTGTAGTTGTCATTGTTCTCGAATCCGTGCACCCTTTCTGTGTCTGCGATATAACAGGGTGACCATCCAACAGGGAGCGTTCCTCCTTCTGGCGGATAGAACATCAGAGGTGCCCATTCTTCACCAGAGTATGGAGTCAGGGGCAGAAACATAACTGCCTTGCGTGGTTCGTCGTACTGGTACTTGTCTATGTGAGGTGACATGAAACCATTAGGAGCACACCTTGCTAATATTATGTAGGTCAGGTGCTTCTTTGCCTCTGGGTGTATCAGGTTATACAGTGTCCTGATCTCTGGTTCTTGGCCATTCCATATAAGGTCGGTGCCTTCGTTCGCGAGACTTGTCCGTGCGAGATGTCTTGTGCTGTTGACTTGTGTTAGGTCTCGGGATTGCCACTGCTCGATAACGTCCCTTGTGGGGTCATCACCTGACCAACTTGGGGCAGTATCGAGTTTGGATTGTTTGATCAGAACTTCCCGCAGATCAGCAGGAAGTTCAACACCATCTACGTGGAAGAAATATCCTTCCTCACGCGAAGGGGTGTGGTACGAATTGGTCACTATCAAGTATGCTCGTTGTTATAGTATAATCAGAATCAGCGGAGACAGGTTTCGGTGTCGTCTGTATGCTGATAGTCTCAGTATAATCAGAGTCGTTCGGTACTGCCCCGTCCATATTATATAAGTCAATGTCGATGCGGTTGATAAGTGCAGTGTCATCTGCCTTTGGACCATAGAAGTTTATCTTCATATCAAACTGTAGCGTGTATATGATAGTCCGTCTTGCTTCCATAGCACCTTCAAAGTCATCTGTGAATGCGACTGACTGTAGAATGACAGGAACATCTTCTACTATGTCGACATCGGAAACAGGTTTGACTGACAGGGTGTACTGTGGACCAAAGTATGGAAGTATCTGCTCAACAACTTGCAGGGCATCATCGTGCTGCTTGGCATATATGCTCAACTCAAACGAGATGATGTATGGTGTTGGGGTGTAGAACTTCTTTGCGTTTCCAGGAGTTTCTCCTGCCTTAGAGAAAGAGTTCATCTTTGGCAACTGACGTTGCGCATCATACTGCATGTTCACTATCTCAAATGACATCCGAGGTAGTTTGATTGCGAGTTGCCTTTCGTTTTCTTCTCCGTTGTTCATCTCGGCAATGCGCTCCAGGAACTTACGCTGTGGCGCATATGCCAAAGGCACCTTCATCTGGTCGTATGTGGTCGAACCTTTCTTGCGAATGATATACAGGTTGTCGAACATCGCACCAAAGATGGCAACAGACTTTCGTACACGCTCGTTGTAGAAGTGCTTGCCGAACATTATATGATTCCTCCGAAGGGATTGGTCTCACTGAAGTCGAGGAACTCAAACGCAGATACACTGAACGAGTCAACGTCGCCATCGGCACCTCCAGGACTTGCTGGTTGTATCTCCTGCAATTCTTTCACCAGAGTTGGGGTAGCAATAGCACCCGACTCTGTACCGATGACAGCAATGGAAGGAGTGAAGTCCCTGTACTCGCCAGTGTTGTTACCGACATGTGCGAGATACAATTGGTTGCCCACTTCACCAGAGTCGGAATCTTTCCAACCAACAACCTCACCGTTGACGATATGGTTGGCGTGTGTCTGTGTGACTGTTTCGCCTCTGATATAACCGACAGAAGCAGAGTCCATAGTCAACTGGTATTGGTATGCTGTATATTCTTCTATGTCGTCTACCTCTGGTACACCAGTCTCAAAGTCGGCATTGGTGAATTCAAATAACTCACAACGCATCTTGAAGACAGGCAGTTTGCCCAGTTGATAAAATGGGTTCTCGTCTTCTACCTTCATTATCTCGAAAGTAGATCCACTCAGAGGCACGTGGATAAGGTCGCCTTCACGTGGGCGATAATATTTCTCTTCTGTTGTCTCTTGATACTTGCGTATCTCGTTGTTCCATCGTCGACGTGCCATGAGCAGGGTTGCTGCGTCACGTATCTCTACGCCAAACTTCGAGAATAGATCTCCGTCACCATCAAACCCCTCAAGGTTTTCGAGGTAGACTTCAATCCTGTATGCATATGCAAAGCGAGAAAGAGTCTCGTCATTGAATATCATATCACGCGCCACAACCTCACGTGGGAGATAATAAATGTCGGTGCCGAAAAACTTGAGAGACTCTACAATGAGGTCTTCATACAGGTTCTGCTCGGAGCGAACGTTGTGTCGGAAATGTCGAGAAGTTGCCATTGTTTATCCTACCCGACGAAAAAATCTGGGGGAATTTCTTGCTCCAACCGCATGCGGTCACGCAACTCAGTTATCTCTCCCTTTGCTTCTTCGAGGATCTGACGACCAGATATGGTCACGCCACCTGGAAGTTGCATACCTTCAAACTTGGACATGTTCTGACCCCACTGCTCTTTGATCAGGGCAGTCGTAAAGTCTTTCATAAACATATCGTTATACACAGAACTATGGGCAGTCGGGTCGACAGTTTGATATACTTCAAAGGCGACATATTTCCCTGCTGTTAGTTGGCCATCTTCGATGTCACTATGCAGGTGCACTCGGTTTGCTCTACGGGAGAAAGTGATCAAAGGCAGACCATTTATCTTCATATCAATCAGAGCAAGGTGTTGTTGTGTCTGCTCATAGTATGCCATACCACCTGTCATGCCAGAACCTGTCATGTTATGCATATCGCTCATGGCGAACTGGTACTGGAAAGAGAAGAAGTTTGAACTCTGTACCATTGAATTGTTGACAGGAAACATTTTAGTGACATACAAGATGTGGGCAGGGATGGTGACATATTTGTTCGTAATATCAGCAGCAGTCATTTGATGCTGGTAGTATGCTCGAGTGGTCGCGTCACCGTGAAACTCTTGATAGACTTGAAGTGCGTCATCGACTTTGTCTTCTATCTGATCTTCATCGACATTGATTTCGATGACAGGTTCACCGAGTCGTCGTAGACTATAGTCGATGAGTCCTTGCCTTGTAGATATAATCGCCATTGTTTTGCCCTAGTATGTTCTGATAGTTCTATTTATACTATTCGAAATTGTATATGGATTCTTTTGCTCGCTCAAGTAACAAACCTGAATTATATTCTTCGCTTGTATAGTCCCAGCGAACGAACGGGACACCAGAGGGAGTACAGCGGGACGTGGGAGTTATAGGTGCACCGTTGACATGGTTCATGAAACCAATGATCTTCTTGTCGTTGTGTCGGACAAACCCGTGCATAGAGTCTATGCCTATGGTGTCGAATGCCCATGACATGGCAAGGTAGATGCCAACGTCTCTGGTCTTTTTCTTTTGTGATTTCGAGAGAGGGTATGAGTGTAGTCTGTGCCAGTTAGAAACAGCACTGACTTCTACTGTGTTGTCGGGGCAGTCTTTGAGGAGGAACATAAAGTACACTTCACCATAGACAGTGCCTACAAAGTATCTGTCAGCAGTCCAGTTACAAAGCGAGTTTCTTCCACTTATATATGCTTGGGCGTAATCGTCCCATTCATTATAAAAATATTTTACCATACTCTATCTATATGATAATTATCCGTTCAATAAAGTGCCAGCAGCGTTGTATATGCCAATGCCATGGAACCCGTCTACCTTGTCAGCATTCAGGTTTGTCACTGCTGTGCCAGAAGCAACGTCAGTCAGGTCGAAGATAGAGGCAGCAGCGATACGCGCATCTGCTCTGGTGTTGGTGAAATACTCGTTCGTGCCTTCACTAATGTCTGTTGTGAGGATACTTGCATTAATGTATGCATCAACATCAGCATCGACATACACATTAGCATTGGTTGCTATGGTGTCGAGTTTGGTTCCGTCTGCGGCAACATCACGACCATCAACTGTACCATCGACTGTGATATTTCCAGCAACCTCAAGACCAGTACCATTGATTAATTTCAATGCAGTTCCAGTGAGTCGTTGAACAATCGTGTTCGTACCGTCTATCTTCACTGCATATTCAATCAGACCATCTTCTGTACCATCGGTAACATCACTGATCTTACCTGTGATCTTCGCATAAACAGTAGACTGTGATAGATCATTCTCGCCAGTGAATTTAATCTGACCAACCTCATCACCATCCGCTGGGGATGCGCTGTTGCGGAATAGGTCGAGCACTGGTGAGGCGTCTGCGGATCCATCAAAGTTTGTTACAGTCAGTGCTCCAGTAACATCCAGACCAGTACTCGAAACAGCAATTCGCTCAGTACCACCTGTGGTGATTCCGAGCGTGTCTGTACCGAAGTTCAGGAAAGTGTTTGCATCACCATTGTGAGAGAGTTTTGAGTTGATCTGAACATCAGCAACATTGAATGTCATTGAAGTCTCTTCTAACTGGGCGCGAATAGCACCAGCGATATAGAACTTCATATTGCCGTCTGTTTTGTTGCCCATTATTAGTGGACGACCAGTGCCGCCACCCCAAGCAACCCAGTTACCATCTGCGATGTTTATTTCGCCAGTAGTTGTTATGTCGCCTGTAATGTCTCCACCTGCCAGTGGGAGGTAGTCTCCGAGGGCAGTTGTGGTGGTTGTTAGATCTGTGTTTAGATTGGAAAAGTTAGTGTCCAACTCAGCGAAAGTCAGTGCGCTTCCCTTACCTGATCTTAATGTGAGTGTGGTCATTTAACCTTGTCCTTCGGGTTAGTAGAGAATAAGAAGAAAAGAGTTGGGGAGCAAGTGCTCCCCCAATAGAGTAGTGACCCCTACCTCTTTCTTAGTTTGGTGCTTCGTATGTAAGTGCAGAGATACTAATTGTATCACCATCACCAATAATAACAGAAGACAATATGATGTCACCTGTGCCAGTAGCAGTGTCAGTTACATCGCCTTGGAATATCGTGGTACCAGCGCCAGACTTGACCACGAACTTGGTTACTGTTCCAGGTTCAGTGTCAGTGTCGTCGCCAATCGCAGCAGCAGCGGCAACGCCATTAGCAGCATCAAGAAAGGCATCCGTAGCGAATGTCAGTGTTGCGATTACGGCACTTGCAGCAGTTTGGAATTCAATTGTTCCAGCACCGCCAGTGTTAATTTGTGTTACAACGTGGTCAGCAATACCATTGCGTACCGTTGTTGGGTGTGTTACTGCCATTTTACTTCTCCTTGGTAATAGGGTCACTATTTGCGATTGAACATTCAATCGACTTGCTTTGTTCTTCAGTTACAGGTATCTCTATAGAAACTTCTTCTCTGGTGCCATCTTTACGAATGACAACAGCAGTTCCTTTCAATTTACCAGCACTACCTTTTGCTCTTATACCCATTATTTATACTCCTTCGAGTTCTCAATCAAATTTACTTACGCTGCGGGAAACAATGAGGTTTCCTTCGAGTATTCTCTCTACCATTGTCACACCAGACCCAGGATCAACATACTCTACTTCCAGGTCATACACATAACGTCGACGCTGCATAGCATCTGTCTGGGTGTTTGTCAACATGAACTCGATAACACCACCTGTTGATGGCGGTAGCAATGACGTGGTGAACGCGATCATCTCGCTCGTGTCAGCGTCATAACTTCTGTTGACATTACCACGGACAGTATAACCTGTGGTGTCTCTGGGAGATCCATCAGTGGATAGCATCTTGACTTGCCACTTTATGTCTGACCCTTGGTCTAATTCTAAATCTTCGTACTGCGCCATTGTTCAGATCCGTTTTAATATATCTCTATTTAGTCATTCTCGAAACGCGAGTCCCGATTATTCTTGTCCGTCGAAAGAAATCCTACAGCGTATTTGTCGAGTATCTTTTTGTCTCACCGTGGTATTATATATTCTTTTCGCGGAGACGTTTATCACGCGAGTATCTTTTTGTCTGACATTAACGTATTTCGCTAATGGCACCTGTCCGTATTTTCTGAACAGAACAGCAGAAGCACTGATAACGGAGACACCTGCCTTTGGAGTCTCATCAACTCCCCTCACCGTTCTCTTGGTTGTTCCCACGACAATAGCAGGCGATGGTTGAATATTGATTCTTGGTTCTATTTCTCGTTCACCAGTGCATAGGACCACACAGTTCGTGGTCTGAAGGGCACCACGTGCTGTGATTACCCTTTCCGCAGAACCAGAAAGATTAGAATGTTGTGATTCAAGTTGTGTATCGACCGTGTCTCTTACTGTTCTTTCTGCGATGCCATCCACGATGACTGGTGTATCTTGATCGATCGCGGAAAGTACAACAACTTTGCGCTCACCGTCACCTGTAACTGTCACCACACCAACTTCGTCTGCTGTGAGGGCACCATCAAGAACATTGATGGTCCTTCCTCCAGCACCAACTACTGTGCTGGCAGTTGATTGTAGTGCTTGGTCTATTTCGTTTGTTTCTATTTCGCGTTCAGCGAGACCGACAACAGAGGGTGCTGTAGTTTCGAGTGCGCCTTGTCCCGATATAATTCTTTCTGATGAACCAACCACTTCGCTCTGGTCGTTGACCAGACTAACACTGGCAGTTATTGTTCTCTCGGCAACGCCACTCGCTACACTGGCAGATGATTGTAGTGCTTGGTCTAATTCGTTTGTTTCTATTTCTCTCTCAGCGACACCAACCACTTGTGATCTAGGCATGATCCGAAGTGTGTATGTAGAGGCGAGATAAGAACAGACTTTCCGCTTGGTGGTGGCAGCGACAACGGAGGAACTTGCCTTTGGAGTCGAATCAACTCCAATCACTGTTCGTTTAGTCGTAGCAGAGACGGCATTCGATATTGTTGGACGAATGGCGACAGAAGATCTTATTTCTCGTTCGGCAACACCTACAACTTCGCTCTGGTCGTCGACCAGAGTACCAGACCCAGTAATCTCACGAGCACCTACACCTACAACTTCGCTCTGGTCGTCGACCAGAGTACCACTGCCTGTGACTATTCTCTCTGCTGTTGCAGAGACGGTGGAGGTCTGTGCTTGAAGTGCCTGAGTAGTTTCATTTATCTCGATGATACGTTCGGCAACACCGCTGGCAACAGAAACTCCTGTAGTCAGGGCAACGGTGGATCGTATCTCTCGTTCACTGGTAGAAGAAACATTTGCATCAGCGGTTACTATTACACCTGTGCCAACAATCGTTCTCTCTGCTGTTGCAGAGGCAGTGGAGGTCTGTGCTTCCAGTGATATGGAGGTTCTTATTTCCCTCTCAGCGACACCAGAGACGACATTCGATATTGTCGGGCGAATGGCGGCAGCAACTGTTCGAGTGACATGTGCTGTACCATCGACAACGGACGGTGCATCTTGATCGATTGCGGAGAGTACAATTACAACGTAGCGTTCGGCATCTCCTGCGACAGTTACAACACCGACCTCATCTGCTGAGAGGTCGCCATTGACTACATTGATTTGACGTCCAGGGGTGGCGCTTACAGAAGCATCACCAGTTACAAGGATGCCGACTGCTGGAGCGCGTATTATTGTTGCTTGGCCAGAGACTTCGGAATCTTGGGAAACGAGTTCCACGACCAGAACATGAAGACTGGTTGCATAGTCGACCGCGACATAGTCGACCGTGACGTATTCGAAAATTTGACCAGATGATGCCAAGGGAATTCCTGAAGATGAGTTGTCACATCTTATTTAGGACTCGGAAATATCCTCGATCAGCATTTCTGACATTTGCTTGCCAGTATCATCTGGGTTGAACATGAATGCTATGGTCGCTCGCGCGCAGTTTGTTCTTGCTGCATGATACATCAACCTGTCGGTTTCCTCATATGTGCCATAGTATCCGACCTTACACTGCCAACCTTTAACATCAGGGACAACAATGTGTTCTTTTGTTATGGGGTCAATGTATTCGAATTGCCCGTCCCCCTCAGACGACCACGTGAACAGGACATTATATCCAGGAGCGTTTGCATTGTTGTGCCAAGAAATATATCCACCAGCAGGATACACTGCACTCAGTGCGCTCTGACGGGTGCCAGTCCAACCTTGAAGTTCTCCCTTTAGGTTTTCGGCACGCTTGATAACATCATAATAGTATGGTTCTCTCGACCACTCATCCTTTGCTGCCAACTCCACACCCACCATTTTAGAAGGGAATCCATCATGTTGACGACCCTGACTCATTATGTATTTTCTATAGTCTTCGTCGAGGTACTGTTCGATATCGGAGTAATCTTTATCCATCCTTGCATTTTCAAAGTCGACCATACGAAATAGCGGCAAGAACTTATCAAGTATGTCGATGAGGTCTTTGTTTCTAATAGGTACAGTTCTCATAAGTCAATGTCCACCAGTTTCTTTTTTGCCATACTCGACATATGAATAAGAACCGTGTCTTCAGGCATGGGGAAATCAGTACGGTCAAGGATTGCCCAGTAATTCCACTTCATATTTTCTTTGAATTCACCCACAACCAAACTCTTGTATTTTGGTTCTTTGTTTATCAACCACCACAGAGTGAATTGATCCCATTTACTCAGGTGGGATGGATATAGTTTATGATCGAACGCGCCTTCGTCATTTAGTGGCCACCATTGGTACGCATGTTGCTTTATATAATAGTCATACCAGTCCTGCATAAACTGGTCGACGAGTTCGCTCTTTCGGTACAGACAAACACCCCCACATAGTTCGAACACACCTCCAGGAAAATCGGTGGCCATGAATACATGCCAATGCTTCTTCTCAAGGACATTGAATACCACATCAGATTCACCCAAGTCGTCAAACACTTTAGAAATATCTTCATGTATGACTTCCATGTCAGCATCCATATAGAATGTTATGTCCCATGGAGAGTTTGCCATTCCCCAGAGTTTTGCGCGAACGTGATCATCACAGAATATTATCTTATCTGCTTGGTCTGCTCGGTGGTCGAGGAATCTTTCTTCTGTTACAAGACAGATCTTTGCTTCGGGATAGAAGTCTTTGATGCCGTCAAGTAGGTTGCATGCCCAATTATAATAGATTATATCTTTGGAAGCAACAAGGAGATATCCTTTAGTCTTTTTGCTCGGTGTCATAAGTCACAAATCCAATTCCATTCTCTTCCATCATAATTAGTTGCGCGTACATGTTCAGTTCGATAATATTCTTCGAACGTCGCAACTTGCTTTTGAGTGTCTTATTCTTTGTGCTGGAGATGCATTCGATATCAAGCATCTTGATCTTCGCATCAAACAGTTTCTCAAGTTCCCTTGCCTGATCTTCTGCTTTCTTACGAACTTGTTCTTGTTCTTTAGTTTGTACCTTTCTTTCTGCGCGTTCTTTGGTGTTAGCGTCGATCTTTTCTTCGCCAACTGCATTGAGGAGATCTGTGAAGTCTTGGTTTTGCTCGCCCAATTCGTCTAACTTCTTTATCGTTAGACACTGGGTTATTTCTCTACCTGCATCGTCTCTGATTAAAAGAATTGCTTCTACAATATCTTTCTGCTCTGTATGCCAGAATGCATTACCTAACCATTCTTTTGTTTGTACTGCCATGATCAAACTCCATGATTTATTTCAATGTGTATAGTATATATGTGTTTCGTTATACAGCAGTTTTGACGTAAAGTGTATATGTCTCGATGATAGTATAATCAGTATTGCCAGTCGCCAGTGCTTGTCCTGAGAATGTTGTATCTCTTGGTCCAGCGAAATCCCTCGTCCCTCCAAACTTTTGCAATGTGTCTGTATTAGCGAAATTTTCAAAATCAGCACCAGCGGTACCACGATGGCCAGTGAAGTCAAATCCGTCCGCCCGTTGGCCAACGAAATCATCTGCGACTGTCGACCTGCGGTAGTCTAAAGCAGTCCCCTTTGCAACCCAAGATCCTGATGGAAGCGTATCGCCCGACGCAGCGAGAATATAATTTCCAATGCCAGTGTTGGCGCGAAGTTTTTGCAACCCGACCATCATCGATCGACCAATCTCCTCGTCTGTTGCCTGCTGTACCGCAAACTTTGAATCAATCACTTTCTTAACAGCAGATGTACCGTATGTGTCGGTCCAACCAGCAAAATTGATACCAAGAAACTCTTTTCTTCGCCAGATACTCCAACTGCTGGAACCTATTGCTCCGTAGTTGGGGACACTTGGGTTTCTAACCTGTGCGGTGTCGGTGAAGACGTCAGCATCCCATTCTTCCCAGTCCGCTGCTCTGCCAGTGTTAGGCGCGTTGGTAGACAAATAAAACCCAAACCCTGGATGGTTGTTGGTATAGAAATGAGTTGCATTGAGCGAATATGCCGAGATTGCATGGGCGGCAAGTTCATCTTCAGTCATCTGATATAGTTCCAGACCGTCCGTAGACAATATTGCTTGGTCACTCAAGGTGATCAATGCATCATCTAACTGGTGCAATGGAGTTGTTGTTGAGTTGATAGTGGTGACTGATTCTGTTGCCTCGGATTCATGAATCGTGTCCGTGAATGACCCGATCAATGTACTGGTGGTTGAGTTGTTTACTATAGAACCATTATACCTATCAGATTTTGTTGGATAATCAGCGACTGCTTGCAGACCTGCAAGGTACAATCTCTTGCCAAGTGCGCCATTGTCAGGGAGTTGTTGCAGGTTTCCGTTTGCGTCTTTGATATGGATAGGAGTACCACTGCCATTGGCGACACTACGACTCACGACTCAGAAACCTTACAATACAGCGTGTATGTCTCCAACGTGGAAGCAAGGTTGGTGAGCGTTTCGCCTGCATACTGTGTGGAGAATTGACCGATATAATTTCTGGTATACGGTTCAGTATATTGTCCAGTATATTGACCAATGTAGTTCTCGTCACGAATACCAGAAAAGTCATCATCGCGATTGCCTATGAATTGTTTACCAAATTGTCGATCACCAATGTATGTGTCAGGCGTATCGATTCCGGCATAGCGTGTAACAGGATTCCAGCGTTTTCCTGCCCATGGTTGGTCGCCACTAATGCGTTGAATGTTTGCAAATCTTTGCCCTGCCCATGGTTGGTCGCCACTAATGCGTTGGTAATATCTTATACTCGACGATACAAATCGCTCGCCACCATACGGAACGCCTATTTGAGGAGCGAGACCACCTGGAGATCTCAGTCCAGCAAAGTCGCCAGGATTATAAAAATCGACTGGAGTCCGAGCGAAATAGATAACTTGATTCCAAGGTTCCCCGTGATATCTCACGCCAGTGAAATCATATACCATAGGACGATATTCGTATCTTCCACCAACGAAAGGTTGGTATTGCTTATATTGTGGGTGAAGTTGACTCTGCATGTTGTTGTATCGTGTGCCTGCCCAGTCACCCTGCAAGACGTACTTCGAGTACCGCCCCTGCCGTGCACCACCGGCATACCCCGCGAAATCGCGCTGGGAACCGTAATTTGCGGTTCCTTGTGTTACACGGAAACCTGCGAATGACTCATCGTAGTTACGGTTACCAAGGAACTGCTCGGATGACTTCAAAATAAATGTAGTTTGTCCTGCGTATGGACGAGTGCCTGCAAAATCTTCAGCATTGGGTCTGGTTCCTGCGTATGGACGAGTGCCAAGGAACTGTGTTGCAAACTGTCTGTTTCCAGCATATTGTGCGGATGAAAATCGTTGGCCACCGAATTGTTCATTTCTTCCATTTTGCTGATTTGTTCGGTGGCCAGCGTAAGGTGCTTCTCGTTGACCACCGAAATCATCCGCAACGTCGAGGAATCGAAATCTTGTATACTGATCAGAACCGCGATTGACAAACTGTCTGGAACCTGTGAATGGTTCTGTTCTAGAAATACTGGTGAAATACTCAGATGTGTAGTTGATGTTTTCTGTTGTGTTGATCGTATCAACCGCTGTGCCACGTGTTTGCCATGTACCTGTCTCTCCTGTACTCGCAGGAGTTTGTGTAGATGGCAACAGAACCATCTTACCAAGTTCGCTGTTGATTCTTGCGAGTTGGGTGGCGGTAGACATAGCGTAGGCATTCGCGTAACCCAGTTCTTGGATGTCTTGCGACCCCACATTAATGCTGTCTGCGGAATCGCGAAGTCCCATCATTATTTTAGAAGCGTTGGCGGTAGTGGCATCAGCAGGGGAGTTGGAGATCTTCCTGTAGACATTATAGTTGGTAGATGCGGTGCTTGTAGTGTCCGTGAATGCATTGTTGTTCCACTTCTCCCATATACCATTACCTGGAGTGGAGGAACCAATTCGCCATGCACCAACATATTCATTACTCAGGG